TACTACCACCACTAAGCTCGCTGTCGTAGTTGCCAGTGTGAATTACGGGATAGGCAACGCTACCCATAGACCAGCCGCCAATCTTTATTTTGTTATCTGTATCAAGACCGAAGTTAACTGCGTATGCATCCGGCCTATGGAACGACATTACAGCTCCATATGAAGTATTCCCGCGAACGCTAAGAGTTGTGTCATTCGCGGAAGTGAATGCGGATGTATTTTCTCTTGTAGTTACTATACCAACCATGTTAAGCGTGCCTAGTGCAGACGTGCCATTTGGGTCTACATAATACGCAGTGTTGTTTAGGTCATAAATAAGTGGCGTTCTGAACTGATCGTTCGCCATAACATAAGTGTTATTTACCTCAAAACGCTCAGCTCCTCCGGTAACGATCCTAGCTTGGTCCGCTGCGTGGAATTGGAAATACGTGTCGGTATCGTCGTTGTGTCGCAGAATATCGTCAATACGAATCTCATGAAAAAAACTGTTTCCGGCTGCATTTACATAATAAGCAGTGTTGTCTATGTCGTAGAAGAGTGGTGCTCGCATGTCATCCGAAGATCTAAGAGACCCGCTTTTTGTTTGTGCGCTACCTCCAGTATCAACTATTTCTCTCCAGCCAAACCAAGCATCGGAACTGTAAGTTGCGTTTCTAAACCGAATAGGCGTGGTAGCGTCGTTAGTGTATGCATAGAAAAACTGCCAAGATGCAGAATTAGAGTACATATTAATGTTATCTACGTACCCATAAGAGAACGACCAGTCACCTGTTTCAACAAACTCCCAAGTTCTTACATAATCTCCCCAACCAGAAGGTAATGTGGCCTCTGTGTGCTGTCCGCGAGCCTCTAAATTTAACCGTTGTGCTTGGCTACCATTACCATAAATAAGACCATTTACCGTTAAATCGTTTAGAACGGATGTTAAATTTGGGTCTACGTAGTAAGACGAATCATTTTGGTCATAGAATATATATGAGCGTACGTCGGCGGCTGTGTCGTACATGCGGATGCCGTCGCCGTCAAAAGTAACTGTTTTGTCAAAATAAAACGATCCTCTGTCAGTAGAAAAATGACAGTAAGAAGTATTTTGCGGGCCAGCAATCAGATAGCCACTTACAGTATTGAGCCTATGGCCGCTGTTGTAGTTTGGGTTCCAATAATAACTTGTGTTGTCTGAGTCGTAGAAGATTGGTGCTCGCATGTCGGTTGCAGCTGTTACACGGCCGCCTAGCGCGTTAAAAGTCCCATCAGCACCAAATGTAAAGTATTTATAAGCACCAGAAGCCCCTGTACGTATAGCCATTGCGTTGGTAGCAGACTCGTATAAATAAGCTTCATTTGCGCCAATGAACGACGCACGTATTCTTGAGTTTGTTCCGGCTGGATTTACATAGAAAGCGGTGTCGTCTGAATCATAGAAGATTGGCGCGCGTACATCCGTAAAAAATGTAGCATTACCACTACTGGTTATATTTAAATGTAAAAAATTATCTTTGAAATCTGTGTGGGTATACGTAGTAGGTGTTGTTACCCCGGACCCAACAAAAAATGATAACCCTTCGTTAATAGCTGACGTTATTAAAGAGAAGTCAGTAGAGCCACCTCCATCATATGTCCAAAGGTTTGTTGCAGTGTCCCAAGTAATCTGATTAGCATTACGAGACATTACTATTGAACCACGAGTGTATCCGTTTGCGGAATCATTGCCTATCGTGCCAATTTCGGTAACACCTGTGTTCGTTGCGTTATTAACACGTAGTGCTTTTAAATTTGTTAAGGAGGCTGGGTCTACATAGTAAGAGGTGTCGTTTGAATCATAGAAGATTGGTGCACGGAATGAACTAGTAGCATACATATCAGCATAGCCGTCATGATGTATGTTATAAAAGCTATTCCAAGTGGTATCTATACCCTTCCGTATTCTTAGCTGTGGTACGCCGCCGCCGTTTACTGCTGTACTGCCGAACGCTAATTGGTAAGACGCATCACCAGTGCTGGATGTTGTACCAGACCAAGGACTGAAGTGCATAACGCCAGCGTAGTTACCCCCCGACCCAACACTAGACGCAAGAGCAAAAAACCACCGCACCGCTCGTGTTTGGACGTTAGGGTACCAGACCGCATTATTCGCATTACGCTCGCCATCATTGTACGTTAACCACCCAGTCATATTAATACTGTTAAGGCTAGACGTACTAGCGGGATTTGTATAGTAAGCAGTGTTGTCTGAGTCGTAGAAGATCGGTGCGTCTACGCGAGAACCCACAAACAAATGCCCAGCAGTAGTTAGTGACATTGCACCTTGAGCGGTTGTGTGTCCTTCGTGACCCCACCAAAATCCACGGTCGGATTCGTTGCTAAACTGGAAGGTCATAGCCCAGTCGTTGAGGCCACCATAAGTTACAGCCGACTGCATTCCAATAGCGTAAGAACTAGAAGAATAAACTCTTATCTTGTCTCTACTTGATGTGGCAGGCCCATCTAAACGGTTATAGTTTAAAATGTTAACGTCAGAAGTTGAAGCTGGATTTAAATAGTAAGCAGTGTTGTCTGAGTCGTAGAAGATTGGTGCTCTGCTAGACGTAGTAGCAAAGTTATTACCAGAATAATCTACTTTTAAGCCCCAAGTGCCACCAATTAGTACACCAATACCAGAAGGATCAAAGTAGAAATAACCTTTTAGGGTATCGCTACTATCGTGCATCTTGAACCCGCCAGAAGTGGCGGTGCTGTTAAACTGTATGTACTGTGAGCTACCGGTTAGATTAGAGCTACCGGAAAAATCAAGTATGTTGAGTCTGGATGAGCCAGCGGGGTCTACATAGTAAGAGGTGTCGGCTGAATCATAGAAGATTGGAGCACTAAAAGAGGAGTTTGAAGTAGCAGAACCAAGAAACAGAACGTCATTATCTAGGTAATAAAACCTCATAGCCCGATTTGCAGCATGTGTAGACGCACTCATAGCGCCCATGCCCATGTGAAAATACCCGTCCCCAGTATAATACATGTGCATTGAGGCACTGCCCCATTTTCCAGATTCTCCTATACTGATGCCGCCACGCTCTGTCGAGCCATCTGCCACATCCATTGTTATCCAATTAGTGTCATTTCCTAGCCCTACATTCAAATCACCTGCAACTACAAGTGTATTTAGTAATGAGGTGGAAGCTGGATTTACATAGTAAGTGGTGTCGTTTGAATCATAGAAGATAGGTGCTCGGAAATCTACATTAGCGGTGACACTGCCAGAGCTGTCGATGCGCATGCGCTCAGTACCGCTAACACGAAACTGCATTGAATCGTCATTATTACTATAAATTATAGCGCCAACATCGTTATCAGATTCGTTACTAAAATAGATTGCGTTTGGTGCTGTATCACCACCTGCAAGAGTTATAGCCGCTCCAGAGCCGTCGTTAGTTGTACCGCTGTGAAAAAATGCCGTAGTGATAGCTGGCGGAGCAACACCCGCCCAGTTGTTTCCTAATCGAGATACTACTAATTTTTCTGTTGGCGCTGAGTCTCCAATACCAACATTGCCAGAGCTGTCGATGCGCATACGCTCTGCTGCGTTAGTACTAAATATAAGCGCAGTGTTTGATAGGTTGCTTATCCTAGCTGCTGTATTGCCAGAGAATCGTAATTGAGTTTCAGAAGTGGAGTCTCCAGATATTTGAGCTGAGGAAAACCCTGCGTTGTATATTTCAAATTTAGTTGATGGATTCGTAGTACCAATACCAACATTGCCAGAGGAGTTTATTAAAATACCAGGGACTGTTGAGCTACCTGCGCTGTATATACCTATTGCGTCTACACCTTGATCCCAGCCTATCTGTCCTTTGTAACTTGTTCCACTATAGAACCTAAACCCTGCATCACCTGATCCATCAGAGCTTGTAACTCTAGGCAAAACCGTACCAGTAGATTCTATGTGAAGCTTCGCCGCAGGACTCGAAGTCCCCAGCCCTAGCCGTTCAGCAGAAGCGTCCCAGAAGAAAGATTGTGATGTCCCCGCCGTGTTGTAAAATGAGATGTCTCCGTTGCCTTCAATAAACAAGCGATCTACTTGAGTTGTACCATCTGAAGCCGTTTGAAGTATTAATCCACCATAAATAAAGTTTGACGCTCTATCAACACCTCTTATTCTTGCACGAGTGGAAGTTGAATAACCGTTAAATTCAATATCTGCATATTGTGGAGAAACTGCTGAACCAGCAGAATTATTATTTACCACTAACTGATTTGTAGTTCCATTTCCTGTAATTGTCGCACTGCCATCAACAGTCAACCCATCAACATTTAATACATTTAACGAAGACGTACTGGCGGGGTCTAGATAATAGGATGTATTACCTGAGTCATAGAAAATAGGCGCATCTATACGGACGCCAGCGTTTACCTGCGGGACTATCAGTCGGTCGTTTAGGCCATCAATTTGTAGCCAAGAAGAAGTGTATAGAGTCGTGCCCGAATGCCAAGTTATAGAGTAAGTGCCAGTAAACGAATCATTTGCGGTAGGTACAACACTTGTAGCAATACTTACGTTCGCAGAACCATCTAACGAAACAGAACCACCGATATTTCCAGTTAAGCTTATGCTCCTAGCTGTTGTCCACTTATCGGCGTTAGGGTGGTACCCATCAGTAAAAATAGTGTTTCCACTATACGTAAAATCTGTCTCGTTGCCAGCGTTTGCAGGGATAGCGAGTATCGCGCTACCGGTTCCATCTTTAAAGTCGTAAGTACCGCTTGGAGCGTTAAAACTTAAACCAAAAACAGGAGCAGGTGAATAGGAAAAAATATAAGCGTCTACGCCACTAGCTCCAACATTTATAGTAGAACCGCTTTCTAACGTAATGTCCGTACCGTTACTAAACGTTAGAGTACCACTAGCATCTAAATAAACAGACTTCTCGGCGGGGTAGGTTACGAATACATCTTTTTGCCCAGCAGCTAGGTTAACTGCTGCTCCAGAGTTGGAGCTATCTAGTATCGTAGTTCTGGTTAAAGTGTTCGGGGTTGCGTTGTACGTTCCAATACCGATTTCGTACTCAGTGTTATTGTGGTCTACAATAGCGTAGTACGTTGTATCTCCGTCACTTAAAAACGAAGAGAACGTTACAAAATTACTATCTGCACCATCTAGCGCTATCGCGCCGGTGCCAGTAGTCGTCGAGGTTTCTTTTACTCGATCCGCAACCTTTAGAGCCATTACGCAATCCTAACAATAGCATTCGATGAATCAGCCGTGGGGAATATAACCGTAAAGTCACCGTCAGAAGACGATTTATCAGCACCAAAATCTAAAACCGCAACGGCAGGATTAGTAACACCATCAGCTTTGTACACTAAAGCGCCACGAGCTGTAATAGTAGAAGCAGTCCACGTTACGTCGGAAAAATCGAGAAACGCCGTAGTGCCCGACGATGCTGGGTTGGCAGCAATAGTAAGTGTCTTACCACCCGCCGTATACCCAGACCCAGTAACTTCGTTAGTAGTGCTGTACGCTGTTGTAGCCGCACCTAATGTAGCGCTTGAAGTGTATAGAGCGAGTTTAAATACCTGAGTTGTGTCACTACTAAAGTCCATTTCTCCATCTAACAGAGCGACTTTAAACGATGTACACATTGCCTGTGATATAGCCATAATTATCTCCTTAACTTACGGGGGATCTAAACTGTCCAGACCGATAAGTGTCTTCACGTAGTTTACCATCACCCAAATTCTTGAGTAGTGTAATTGATTGCAAATACATCTTTTCATAGTTAGATATGATGTCAGGTTCACCTTTCATAAACCGAATGGCTTCCATCAACGCGCCGTTTAACAGAGCAGTATCAAACTCGTCACCTAACCATGTAGTACCCGTAGTAACAATTGACTCTGGGTAGTATCCATAATGCAACTCGACTCCATACGTATTATCAGGAGTTGGACCTAATATAAACGTGTTATCGTCAAAATAAGCGTAGTGCTTAGGTAGCCCAGAACTCGATGGAGTTGGGTATGCTTCTCGTATAAAATTCACATCTTTATTTATCAGAAAATGGTACGCACCATCGCCATCAATTACAGCTATGCTATAGCTATATAAAAAGTCAGACGGGCTAGTTAGATACTTATTCCCGTTCGTCAGTGTACCCGTAACATTTTTACGCAAAGCAGGGATCTGAACAGTGTTATATATCTTCTGCTCTGCCTGTTGCGTAAACATAGCAAGCTGGTCATCTGTGAATGAGTTCTCACAAATGTCTTCGATATTGGTTTTCAGATCCGTGTAATTCATGGTTTACGCCATTGGCCCTCTAGCCATAGTACCTTTAGTAGCCGCGCCACATCCTCGGACTTTAACGCCACCACCCTTAGCCATTTTCTTAGTGCCGCAGCTGCTTTTTTTAGCCATACCGCCTTTCTTCATCTTCTTGCTTCCACAACCAGCCATGTCTATCTCCTTACGTAGTAACTATTGTTACTGATCTTGTAAACCCAGTACCAACTACTTGAGTTACTGGGATACGTTGCGCCCTACTTTGAGCGTATTCTGCATTATCAGGTCTAGGATCGCGCAAAGCTTGTGGGTCGTCAACCGGATATTCCCCTAGATGTAACTGAGGATGGTCTGGGTCCCAACATTCTGGGCACGCTTTTACGTTCGTATCCCGCCCTTTTACTATGACGTTTCGCAGCTCCCTTAATTTGTACTGGAACCCACATACGTCACACAGTGCGACTGCGCGTTTGTTAGAAGCGAATCGCTGCCCCATACTAGTACCTCGATATTCTAGGTACGAATCTTGCTGGGGTCTTCTCTCTGTCCTCTTCAGCAGCTAGCTGAAACTGTTCCTCATAAACTTGTTTAAGCATGGGGACGCGTTCAGCTAGCTCAGGTACTTTCATCGCAATATGGTATGCCAGACCTGCCACCAAACACGGCAAAAAACGGAAGTTCATATCCGCTGTCTCTACACCACTACCTGCGTCTTGTATGCGTCTCATACGCCAATAATGGAAAGTATAAGTGTCGTTATCTGGTACAGGCCAAACGTTAACTTTGGGGTTGTCTCTAAGTCGCTCTATCCAAAACTGTACCGGACGCCCTGTGGTGTTCTTAGCAGGTATAGACGCATAAGTGCTCACGCTGATACGCGAGATAGTCAAATCTTGCTGATTAGACCCTGTTCCCGTGCGTATAACTTGATCTAGTAGGTCAATGGTATCGGCAGGTAGATCGTATTCTGCGGTGCCGTTAACAAGGCTTACAGAACCTTCATCAATCGTCCAGAGGTTGATGCCACGATTTTGCCACTCAATGGTCATCAAGTTCATAGAACGACGCGCTGTTCTAAGGTCGTACCCAGAACGCATCTCACGGCCCGCACGCTCCCATGCTTCTTCGGCAATCTCCGTGAAGTCCATGTTGAACGCTGTCGTGCCTGATGTCGTCATTTCTTCTTCCTCTTAGCAGGGCTGACACGTCGTGGTTTACCCGCTGGCTGCCCTAGACGTTTTTTCTCTGCTATCTTTTTACGCTTCTCTGAAGCGCTCATTTCACCTGCAGTTTTAGGTGTTTTACTAGACACCTTTTTAGTCGGGCGGCAGTAGGGGGTACCACGCTTTTCATCTTTGCCCCTACCACAAGCCTTACCTGTCCGCACGTCCTTCCAGTCCTCTTTGAACCAGCGTTTTAATGCCGCACCTTTTTCAGTCTTACGAACCGCCACGAGCTTTCTTCTTCCTACATTTGGCTATAGCACCAGAAGCATAAGCACTGGGAAAGACTTTGTATTGACTCTTTACCTTACGGTAGCAGTCGTCTTTCACAGTGCCGCCTTTTTTGTAGTAGCGTCGCATTAGCACATCTTACAGGGACGTACGCCTTTTTTAGCGCATCCTGCGCCACGCACCTTACCGCCTGACTTGTACTTAGTCATACCACCACCCATCATTTTCTTGGGCTTTTCCATTTCCTTCTCGGGCATTTTCTTTTTCATCTTCTCTGCGCGTTTCTTAACGTCGCTCGTTGACAAAGTAGAACGGTACTCAGACTCGCCTTCCATACCCATACGATCAATATCTTCTTGGGATATAGGCTTGCGCTCAGGCATCATCCCGCCTTCTTGGTACTTCTTCATCTTCTTGTCGGCTTTCACGTATTTCTCTCCTACTGATTGTGGTATCCCAGTCTTCTTAGCGAACTTGGGATTGTTTGCTACCGCCGTCATTAACTTGTGTTGCGCTCTACTCATACTAGGCATGATGCTTACCACTTAACCTTGTCAGCCCAGTAAGCCGCGCTCATCTTACCCTTCTTGATGTTCTTGCCGTGCCGAGCTTTAAACGAAGCGCGTTTCTTCTTCATACGATCAGATTCACCTGCTTTAGGTTTACCTGCCGTACTAGCGCCTTGCTCACCAAAACGTATTACTTTTTCCTTACCACCTTCACACGCTTTGACTACGTGAGATTTTTTGGGGTGGGATGGTGTACGCTTTGGCTTATTGCAAGCCATCTTAGACTTCTCTACTCGACCACCTTTTGCGTAATAGGTACGCATAGTATTACCCGTAGAACACAGTCACAGACGCTACGTCAGTCAGATCCAAGTACACATCGGTTTCAAACAACACACCTTGTGCAGGGATAACGACTTCGTAAGCATCAGCTACCGCAGGGGTAGCAATGTCAATTTTGGTTGTACCAGAAGCACCGCCATCTTTAAGTACAATGCTACCGCCCGTAGACGTAGCAAGATACGTTATAGATTTAACGCGAGTTCGGGCACCATACACAGTACCGTCAGCAGTTAATGTTACGCTACTGACATCGGTTTCCATCGCCATGTTTTACTCCTTACTGCTAGACTTTTTAGTCTTCTTAGCAGCGGGTTTAGCCTTGGGTTTCTCTACACCGACGCCGCGCCTAGCCAATTCTTCTGCACTAGGCGTATTTCTAGGTATTAAAGCCATGCGTCAGTTCCTTATGAGTCAGAAATAGCCGCACCCGTATCAGAACGAAGCCAATCAGTGCCATCAGAGAAAGCTAAAATAGGAGAACCTGCCGCACCGTCAGATACGTAGATAATTGAACCGGCAATACCCGTAGCGGCTGGTGCACCTGCAACGTCATAAGTTGGGACTTGAACCAAGCCAACTACGTCACCAGTGATGTCACCAGTAAAACCGTTAGTAGATACGACGGGACCAGAAAAAGTTGTTGTAGCCATTAGATGTTCCTCACATGCGAGTTTTGCGTATCTGTCTGCATGTCGTCAGCTAGGTCTGTCAGATACACGTTAATTGTTTCCTAGTACGACCTTTGTACCATGTACAAAAAATGTCGTCAATAAAAAAGGGGCCGAAGCCCCTTTCCGGTATTAAGCTCCAGCGGAGCCAAAGATACCAAGCGGATCAGAAACACCGAAGCTGTAACGCTCACGAGCTTTGTATCGGCTGTTGCCAGTATCAAAGTCTGCATCCATAGAAGTCTGCATCGGAGTACGTACAAAGTGCTTCAAGCCATTCGGAACGTCGGTCAACAAGAACCACGCGTTGGTGTCAGTCAGGTAGTGGTTGACTGAGTAACCTTCGGGGATTGAGCCGTTGTTACGAAGTGCGTTGAGATCGTTGTCAGCAGTTGCCACACGACCTTCAGTTTCGAGCAAACGAGTTGCAACGAACTGCAATGAAGGAGGTACGATCAACTTACGAGGCTTAGCAGCGATCAACAAACCGCGCTCATCGGTCCAGCCAGCAATCTGAATAACAGCCGCTTCCAAAGAAGTTTCGTTAAGGTCAGCTGCAACAGCAGGAGTGTTTGAGTTAACGCCACCAGAAACAAGTGGGTGGTCGGTAGCACACAAGGTTTTACCGTCACCGTAAGTTACGCCAGAGCCAGAGAACGCATTGTTCAAGACAGACGCAGCTTTAACCTGCTTGGTGTACGCCATAGCGCGAGCCAATGCTTTGGTATAACGAGATGACAAAGAGTCATACAAGTTATCTTCAATCGCTTCTTCAGTGATTGAAAAGCCCATCGCAATTGTTTCGTGCGTGTAGCGAGCGGTCCATGCTTCCTGCGCGTTGTCGTATTCGATGGCAGAGCCTTCGTTTTTAACAGGTGCAGCTGAGAAGCCAGACAGTTTGGTTTCTTCTTCAAAAGAGCGATCAGAAGATTCAGTTTCAAAAATCTCTGCGTGCTCTTCACCGTATTTTGCGTACTCCATTCCGAACAGAGCGTTCAGTCCGGGGAGGAGTTCTTTTAGTAGCTGGGCGCGTGAAATTGCCATGTTACATCACTCCTTATACGCCAGTGGTATTGTCATACTGATGACCGGCATTCCACTTAACGTAGGCTTCCGTATAACCACCAGATGAGTTTTTAGTTTCCTCAACCAAACCGATAATACGGAAGGGAAGAGTGTTAGTAGTAGCAGAAGTGTCAGAGATAGCACACTGCGATTTGCCAGTAGCAGAATCACCTGTGTTATCAACACCAGCTACGTTTGCGCCGATATCAGTCTGTGCAAGGTCACCGATAGTCGTACCAGAAGATACAACAGCAACTTTGAACAATACGTCAGTAGCATCTACAACATAAGCTTCGATATCGCTAGCGACAGTTCCGGCAGGGTAGTACTGGCTGAAAAGCTTATAGCCCAAAGTAGGGTCAGTATAAGAACATCCAACGAATACACCTACAGGTGTCATAGCGGCATCAAAAGTGTCGCGTTCTACAGTTCCACCGGTAACCAACTTAACAGCGTCTCCGTTAAAAATCGCAGTGTTGTAACCACTGGCAATTTTGAAGTGACGAGTTACACCCGCGTAAGGTGTACCGCTAAGTAGTTTGACCGGAACAAGTCCATAAGGACCACTAACAGCTGGATAAGCCATAATTAGCTCCTATTAAGTTCCTTTTCCAAACGTCACCTTTGTTTTTCTCTCGTTGAACAAAGGCATACGAGGGTCATTTTCTCTCATTAGATTGTTATCGACTGATTGCATCTGGGCTTTAGTCTGTTGATTGTAGTATTCGTTTCGTTCGTCTACTAATTCAACAGGAGCCTTACATAGCATCAAGCCACCGATAACAACATTGTCTTTAAAGCGCTCGTTTTCAACGGAAACCATCGTGATTTCAGGGTGATCGCTTGCTTTCACAGGCTCCCATCCTTCACGAAGTTTTGAGGAAACGTTAGTGGCGTCGGTTTGACCTTGAGTACTGACGCGTACCCAGTGGAATTTATATCCTTCTTCGGGCTCTGGGTTAGGCAATACCTCGGGGCGTTGCCAAGAGCGCTTTCGGACCGTCTTCTCACGGGTCGTCTGTTCTCTATTGATTCTGTTCTCAGCCATTATCCATTCCTCATTAAATCAGCAACCTGTTTGGCGTATTGTTCAAGCGGTACTCCAAGTCGTTTTGCAATCTGTACTTGTGTTTGCGTTAGTTTCACCTTCTTCGGTGCTGTGCTCCGCGTAGCGGGTGCAACCACATTACTTGACTGCTTTGACTTCCGTTGTACCTCTTGTTGTGGTTCCTCGTCGAATTGATCGGGGAACACTTGTCGCATACGAGCATCAATGCTCTTGTAGTACTCATCACTCTGCGGATCGACTCCATTTCCGACTAGTTTTTTATGCAACCCCAGAGCAAAACTAGTCATTTCGTCGTCCGAACCAAACCACGGATTGGCGTCAGCCCATTGTACCGCTTTTTCGTCTGGCTTAATTGGTTCTGGGGCGGTAGTATCCTCTACCTGCGTTTGTACCTCATTCTGCTCCTCTTGTAAAGCAGGAACTTTGAAGTTTTCTACGCGCTCACTACGTAGCTTAGCGGTTGTTAGCTTGTCCTGTGCTTCTAATAGCGCATCTGCGTTACCAGATTCATACGCATCTTTGTATGCACGTTTAGCTTGTTCAAGCTCAGCAGCGACTTGTTTCTTAGCCTGTTCTAGAAGAACACTCTGGTTCTTAGACACAGTACCCTTTAACTTGTTATTCTCATCCACAAGTTTTTGGGCTAGCCTTTCTAGCTCTTCTCGCTCACGTAACGCAGCCTCTTTAGCACGGCGCTCGTCATGGTAGCCTTTACTAAAGTGTTGGATACGCTTACGTACTTTCTCAGAGTACTCTTCTAACTCATCCTCTGTAACATCAGGAGGCGGTTCAGATGGCTTGCGGCCTCGGTCAGCAGGGGGAGTATCATCGACTACTTCAATATCAAAGTCGCCGGAGTCTTCCTCAGTTTGCTTCTCAGGCTTAATCATGTCTTCCGCAGAAGACTTTTCAATCTCTAACTTATCTTCCTTCTCATCATCTGGAAAGCTAAATTCTACTTTTTCAAAAGGCATTTCTCAGTCCTCATACTCGCTGCACACCACGGGGGTCTGCGACAATAGCTTCGATTGAATCGTCATTCATAAGACGGTATTCGACGCCACCTACTTTAAATCGCGTGCCAGTATTAGCACGAAACATTACATAATCACCTACCTTGCACCAAGGTCCGGTCGGGAATCGGTCCGCGTCAGAGTAAGCTTGCTCACCCATATCCAACACCAAACCAATAATCGACAAAACAGACTCGTGATTCTTTGTTATGGTCGCTTTAAGTAGCCCGCTCTCGAAAGTCTCTTCGACTTCAGGCATAGCAATAAGCACTCTATAACCTACCGGTTTAGGTAGCTGCGCTTCCAGCTCCTCATCAGTTACTTCAATTTTTTCAGCTGCGTCAGTCATCGTCACCATCCATATAATTACGCGAGAGGTCTCCTACGATTGCATGTGCGGAGCGTAGACCCCGAAGTAGCCCGCACACTTCCCTGTACTCTGAGTAGTCTTTTGGACCCCCACTTGACAGGAAATTCTCTGCAGAGGAACACTGTTCCTCGATCTTATCTTGAAGCACGTCAAAGACGGTTTTAGCCATTAATTACTCCTTCTTGGTCGTATTTTTGCCGCTGCTCATGGCTTTTATCATCTCCAAATTGAGCTTGTCGCGGCTCTGCTGCTCCGTAGAGCGGATCTTCACACCTTCAGCTTTAGCTTGGATAGCTACTTCAGCTTGGTCGATCTTCAAGCGTTCAGCCTCTATCATCGCATCGAGCAGGTCTTTCTTAGCTTTACGCTCGGCTTCAGTCTGTTTAGCCTGTACGTCTGCCATATCTTTCTGTGACTTACGCTGCACTTCGGCTTGCTTGAGCGCCAATTCCTGCTGTTTGAGCTGGAACATAGGATCTTGTGCTTGCTGCTGTGCGGCGGCTTGAGCGGCCTGTTGCTGTTTGGCTTGAGTGAGCTGCTGTCCAGCGTCTGCCACCAAACGAGACAACTGTACTTCGATCTCTTCGGGCATCTCTTGGTTCGGTGCGGGGAGCTGCACGCCCAATCTCTCTTCGATCTGCTGACGGTACTGATAACCCAAGTGCTCTGCGATGTGCGCCTGTAGCGACATCATAATCTGCTGTGCTTGTGGGTTCTGACCGATCATCTGAGCGACCTGTGGATCCTGCATAAACGCCATGTGAGCTGCGATATGCGCTTGGTGATCTTGGTAGATAAACGCCTTCATCGGCTTGCCGACCAACGCCGCCATGTTCTCGCTTACTGGATCGGTTGGGACCATATCCGCTTCGAGTGGGATGAGCTTTTCTGCGTTCTTTATCCCCAAAACCTCAATCATCTGCCTATGTAACTGTGGCAAATCGTATATTTGGGGAGCAGTTTGTGCCATCTGGAGCGCAGCTTGATACTGCACTACGCGCTGTGCCATCGTAGAACTATTCGGATCGCTGACAGGAATCACGTCAACCATCGCATAGTCTTCTATCTTGGCCGTAACGTCTCCACGAGACGGGCTGTAAGTGTACTCCGCTGGGGCATACTCAGCCATGATCGACTTGAGGAGCTTGAACTCCTGCTTCATCGCATAGTGTACGCGGGCTTGTACCGCCGCCATCGGCTTCAATGTTCGTTCCAACAGAGCCAGAGTGGTACCTACAGGAGCGTTTGCCGACATATCAGAGACGTTCAGATCACTGATAGCCCCTAACCTGCGACCTTCGTTTGTAATGCGGTCCAACAACGCAAGTAAGGTCTGGCTAGGCTCCTTGTATGGTAGGGGCATGATATTGTCGCGTATGCTACCTGACGGTACATCGACATCTCTCCATTCCCCCGGCGGTATAGGTGAGTCATCTCCTTTTATCCGCAGACCACGAGTCTTCAAGCCACCCGGCAAGTTAGACAGTGTACCCGCATCAACGAGTTGTCGGATAAGAGATGTCCCAGCCCGAGCGTACCCACCAATAATGTGGATCAACCCAAGCCCATAAAACCCAAATCCCGGCACATAAACGTAGTGAACGAAGTGCTGACGCTTCAACATCAACATGTCATCCTCGTTCCAGTTTCGGCGGATAGCCAAAATCTCGTTTGTACCGCGATCAATTGTAACTACGTAAGGCTTCGCTATGTCGTCCTCGCCATCAATATCGTCTAACACGAGGTCCGCATGTATTTCGTAAATGGCGTAACGGTCGTCATCCGTTAAGTTAAATCCACCCTCTTCAGCCTTCTTCTGCTCGATATCGGTGTGGAACGACTGGGGTTCGCCTAGCTCTACGTCCCTGTAGAACCCAGCTGCTTGGAGCTTTTTAAGCTCATTCTTTGTCTTACGCATGATATGCGTGACACGCTCAGCAGACTCAATATGAGACGCGCCATAAGGCACAATAACGTCCTCTGCTGGGATGTAAATAGCGGTTTGACGCCCTAAATTGGGATCATAGTACACCTTTTTAAACGCAGACCCAGCCAATCCTAAGCTGTACAGCATACGTTCGTGCTCAGGCCGGTACTCAACCATTCTTTCAGTGAGTTCGTAGTTCATATCGGCTCTGACGCGCTCTGCGGCTTCCATTTTCTCGGGAGTTTCGTCTCCTAAGATCTTTGTCTTAACTGGACCCGCCGCTGGGAAGGTCTCACTCATGGTTTCAGCTTGGAATCGGATCGCAGCTTCGGCCAAAACAGTAGAAAACACCCCACATGCGCCATCCCAAGGGTCTGTACGCTCCTCATACTTAAACCCGAGCACATCAAGACCCGCTACAAACGTGTCTGCCCAGTCTTTCCGAGCGTCCACATCCGAATCTACTAACCCAATCAAGTCGTTAGCGAGCATATTTAAAGCATTTTCTTCCATATACTCGGCAAGGTTGGCACCAAATTCGACTGGCTCATCCAAACCTTCACTCGGTACAAGCGTAATTTCTACTGACCCATCGTCCAGTGTCACCATTTCGGGGTCTACAACTTCGATCTCAAGGCCAACTTCGGCCTCTTCCCCTTCTAGCATGTCATCCAGCCCTTCTGGGGCGGAGTACAATCCTTTTTCAATAGCCATCTTGTTTCCTCTTAGTAATACCCGCCCGAACGCCGTTTAAAGTACCGCTGTTCCTCTGGCTCGTCTGTCGGCAGTCGTATAAACCCACCTTGCCTAAACCGCATTAACGCCATAACCGTTGAGTCTACCAAGTCGTCGTGACTACCGAATGGGAATGCCGCGATTTCTTCTACTACTTCTTCAGCCCAACGTGTTTGTGGTACCCACACTAACCCAGAAGCTACGATATCTGCAACTGAGTTGAGTCGTGCCAGTTTATCACCAGACCCTCTGTGGGGGGTATATTCTTGTACAGGCAAGCCCATTCTTCGCATTTCTTGGTAGAGCGCAGTGCCCGCACTCTTCTTCTCCACGATGAACGAATCAGGCTCCCACTCCTCGTAGTTCTCCATCGCTACCTTCTTAAGCTCTGGAAACTCAAATCTATCTTTAATGCTATTTAGTAAGATAATGTTGTAAGCGTTTGATTCTTCATTAAAAAACACTCCCCACGTAGTTATGGCAGTGTAGTCTGCACGGTTGTGTTTTTCCGCAGCGGCGTCCAATGACATGATTATGTACTCGCACGGTGGGGGACTGTCTCCACCCCATGACTGCCACCACTCTCTTTTTACTAGGGCAGCTTCCTCGGCGGTCGGCTTCTGCTGGTACTGCGCGTTCCACTGGAACACAGGCATGGACGCTTTGGTTCTGATTAGCGCTTCTAGATCAAAAAACTCTGGCCATAGGGGTTTTTGTATCATCTCCCCCGTCCCTTTGTTCTTTACATCCAGTATGGCAGGGAACTCGACGACCTCGTACTGGTCAGCACGCTCGTTCTTAGCCATGTCACGGGTAACCCGTCCTGTTAGATCGTCAAGGTGCCAACGTGTTTGTATGATTGCAACGCGACCTCCGGGCATGAGACGTGTACGTGCACCGAATGTGAACCACTCATACGCCTTCTCAAACACCTCAAAGTTGCCATTAATGACATCCTGTTCGGAGTGGGGGTCATCCACAAGCAACAAATCAGCACCACGACCAGCGATTGACGACCCAATACCGCAAGCGTAATACTCGCCACCAGCATTAGTATTCCAGCGACCTGCAGACTTAGAATCAGAAGCGAGGTTAACATGAGGAAACACCTCTCTATAGCTGTCAGTTGCTATCAAATTACGCACTTTCCTACCAAAATCTACCGCCAGATCAGTAGTGTGCGAGACCATCATAACCTTCTTATTCGGGTTACGGCCTAGAAACCACGCAGGAAACATAATAGATACGAGCTGAGACTTGCCGTGACGTGGGGGTATGTTGACGCATATCCTGTCCTTATCCCCTCTTTCAATCGCCATGAGCATGTTTGCGAGTATTCTGTGGTGCTTGCCGACCTTGTAGTCAGGCTGCATGTGCTTACAAAACTCAATTAAATCGTTACGTACCCGCGTATTCTTAGCTCTTGTGTCGATCTCATCGACAATTTTCATAATCTCAGTGATCTCGTCTTCCGAGTACTGGTCCAGATTGTCGAGCATGATCTTCAGCTCTTCTTCTGTGAAGTCCAAAGCTGGCGCGACGCTAGTCATCTGTCTCACCCAGCATCTCAGGGGTCACGTCGATGATGTCGTCTTCTGGGTTTATCAGCTTACTCAACTTAGACCGCAGCGATTCCCGCAGCTCATCAGTCGTCTTGTGAGTAACCGTTACCTCAGTCTTTTCGGCGAAGAGGCTTACGTCAGATATCTTACCAAGCAGCTCTAATGCACGCAGTCTGATGCGTGGGTCTGGGTTTTCGGTCTCTAGCAACAGTTTATTTGTTACGAGGTTACGAATGTGTGCAGAGCTTTCTACGACCGATTCTTTAAACTCGTCCAATATGTTACCAACTAACACAAGTGAAGCTGGACGTAACTTTGCTGCACGTTTATTTGTTACTTTTTTGGACGTTTTATCTGGGTCGTTTGCATAGGATGCAGCTAGGGTCGCAGCGATCTCTTTGTCTTCTTCGGTGACTTCTATGTCCAGCCCATTTAGTACTAGCTCGTCCACAGTGTTGCACGCAGCTTCTGCACGCTGCCGAAGGTCGATATACGGTACCTCGTCAGAATAAGGCACGCCTATCTCTGGGGACACAAGAATCGTCATACTTTCCTAGTTTTTCGCAGGTTTACACCGAATTGGGTTGATTTATAACAGAAAAATTTTTTATAGGCAAGGAGGTTTGGGTCCCATAAGGGGGGTGTTCCCTGTGTAGCACGTCCTCTCAGGCTCCGGTAGCAATGCGCCTTTTGCGAAATTTATTTTTGTTTTAAGTACCAAACGTAATTTTTTAGTAGTTGTTCGTGTAAATTATTAATACATAGCAAGTCGCGGAGTCCCAGTTGACAAAGGGGGCATAGGGGGGCGGTGGGTCTTAGCGATCTGGATTTTCAGGTATCAGATCATGCGGTTTGGTGTCAGATAATTCTATACAGTGTATAGAATTAACGAGGTTTATCGGGAATTCCCTTGTATTAACATGTTTTTGTGAGATTATATAAGTGTGTCGAGGCAATACCGCCTAGCACATGACAATGAATCAAATGGAGAACGATTATGTCTACTGTTACACTTTATGGGATCGACCTACCCGAACAAGGTCAAAAATTGTTTGCCTCTGCAGTAGGTGCGGGCGAACGGGATCACAAGGCTTGGGTTGACCTCGCCAAGTACTTGGACAAGCTAGGCTTTACTAGCACGATTGTTCGATCCAAGTTCGGTGACGACAAAGCGTCTCACAAGCAATTGACCTCGCTCATAGTGAACGGTCTACCCGCGGCGACTAGCAATGCGATGAACAAGCCCGCTAAGTCTCGCACGGCTAAAGAGAAGACCTTAGCTGAACTTGGCCAGAAACGAGTCGGTGTTTACCGTGTACGTGTTGCTAAGTACTTGGACGAGATCCAAGGTGTGAAGCCGAACAATGTCCAGAGCGGTGT